GTGGGGTACCGCAACGGAGGGAACGGGTATTCTTTTGTGCTATCCGTGACGACATCGAGGCTCCGCAATTGAAGCTGGCACCGAAGCATCGGTGGATTTCAGCGGGCGAGGCAACGGCGGATTTGCAGGTGCTGACGGATGATGAGATTCGGGACACGACGCCTGCGCCTAATGATTTGAAGTGGTGGCCGAAGACTCAACCCGGCAATGATTATGGAGTTGCTGCCATGAAAGAAACCGGAAAGCCAACCGGCTTTTCAATCAAAAGAATTGATGGGAATACTCCATCAAACACGCTGACCGCATCTGAAATATTGAGACATTGGGGGAAGTGTCGCCGACTCACCTTCCGTGAGTGGAAACGACTCGGCAGCTTCCCAGACGACTACCACGCCAAGACCGACAAGATCGGGAAATACATGATTGGCATGAGCGTCCCGCCGAAAATGACTGAAGCGGTTGCCCGAGCGGTCATTGATCAGTGGCTTCAACCAAAGGAATAACTACATGGGCAAACGCGGACCACCACCACAGCCGTCAATCCTGAAATACATCAGGGGCAATCCATCGAAGGACGCTCTGCCAACTGACGAGCCGACACCTGACTTGCTTGAGGAAGGCTTCGACGCACCGGATTACGTGCAAGGAAGACAGCCTCGCATTGAGGAAGTGGGACGAGGCGGTGACGGTCCTTCGCAAGATGCGAGTGATGACCGAGGCAGACGTTGAGACGCTTGCCCGATACTGCGATGTGTGGGCTCACTGGATGCGGATGCGTGAGAAGTGCCGACAGGTCGGCAGAGAGATCATGCACTTTGAGCCTGACCCGAATCGCACGGATGGCAAACTTCGCATACGATGGGCCCAACCTGCCCCGTGGGCAGTGGACGAGAAGGCTGCTCGCAAAGACCTGCTCCAGATGGAGCGTGAGTTTGGCATGACGCCTAGCAGCCGTTCACAGGTGGAGCATCCACAGTAATGCCCAAGACGACCCGCTTGCAGCGTTTGTCAGAAAGCGAAGCGATAGAGCAGGGGCTTGACTTCTACTTCGATCAGTCCCGTGCCGATCATGTCACCGAGTTCTTTGAGTCCCTGCTGATTCACAGCAAGGGACGCTTCGCAGGCAAGAACTTTGAACTGCTGGGGTGGCAGCGGTACATGCTGGAGGAACTCTTCGGCTGGGCTCGCGTGGACAACCACACTCGACGCTACCGGATGGCTTACATCTCCACAGCCAAGAAATCGGGCAAGTCAACTACCCTCGCAGGCATCGGCCTCTACCTGCTTGTGGGCGACGGTGAACCCGGTGCTGAGATATACGGTGCCGCAACCGACCGCGAGCAGGCATCGCTTGTCTTCCGCGAGGCGGCAAACATGGTCAAGGCTTCGCCGCTGTTTGTCTCGTCGTGCTGGAGGTTGTGGACTCACGACGCACGATTGCCTACCGCAAAGAAATTCGTCGTTTCTACAGAGTCCTTTCAAGTGACAGTTTACAGGAGCGGGAAGGCTTGAACATCCACGGGCTGCTTTTCGATGAGTTGCACGCTCAAAGGGATCGACGCCTGTTTGACTCACTGCGATATGGTGGTGCGGCACGTTCTCAGCCGCTTCTATGCTCCATCACAACGGCAGGGCATGACCGCAACTCGATCTGCTATGAGCAGTATTCCTACGCCAAGCGGATCGCTGACGATTGGACCCTTGATCCGACGTTCTTCCCTCTGATCTACGAGGTTGAGGTAAGACGACGAATGGACGGACGAGGCGAAGTGGCCGGAAGCGAATCCATCGTGGGGCGTGACGATTGACCCAACAGACTTCGCCGCTGATTGCCGAGAGGCTCAACTGAGCAACACGAAGGAGTTCGCTTTTCGGAGGTATCGGTTAAATCAATGGACGCAAACCGACAGCCGCTGGCTCAAACTTGACGCATGGAATGCGTGCAGCAACAAGCCACCGGGGCCGCTCGATGGCCGGGAGTGCTGGTGCGGCCTTGACCTTGCGACCACATACGATACCTCTGCCTTTGTCGCATTGTTCCCCGCTGAAGATGGGACGTTTGATGTCCTATGCAAGTTCTGGATTCCCGGTGACAATGCCCTTGAGCGTGAACGACGTGACCGCGTGCCATACGCGACATGGGCAAACGACCCAGACACCGGGCTGAAGATGACCGATGGCAACGTCACCGACTATGACGTTGTGCGGAAGGACATCAATGACTTTGCTCTGAAGTACAACATTCGGCAACTGGCAATCGACCGCTGGAATGCGACGCAACTAGCGATCAATCTCACGCAGGATGGAGTCGATGTCGTCGGATTCTCGCAGGGCATCGCATCGATCTCGGGGCCGTCGAAACTGCTTGAGAACTACATCGTCTCTGGCAGACTGAGGCACGGTGGCAATAAGATACTGACATGGATGGCGAGCAACGTTGAGGTGAAGACCGACGCGAACGGCAACATCAAGCCGAACAAGCCCAAGACAGGGAGTCGAGCGAACGCATCGACGGAATCATCAGCCTGATCATGGCGGTCGGTATACACGCAGCACAGAAGCCAACGGAGCAGGCACCCCGAACCGGGCATCATGATCCTATGATCGACACGAATCGCATCTTGTGGCTCCCTACCAACGAGTCTCGGCACTTCAACTGGGACGACGGCTACGCTCCAAGCCGCAATCCTTCTGGTGTGCGGATCAACCAAGAGACGGCACTGCAATCAACCGTAGTGCTGGCCTGTGCGAGAGTCTTGGCTGAGTCGGTTGCTGGCCTGCCACTGTTCCTGTTGCGGAGGCTTGCAGACGGCGGCAAGCAGATTGCCCGTGAGCATCCGCTCTACACGATCCTGCACGACGCACCGAACTCATGGCAGACATCCTTTGAGTGGCGTGAGCAGGCGATGCTTCACCTGTGCCTGCACGGCAACGCATACAGCGAGATAAGGCCGGGAGCCGCTGGTGCGGTGACGGAACTGTGGCCGCTGCATCCCAGCCGCATGAAGGTGGAGCGGATCGAGAACGGCAGGCTCCGCTACAAATACCGCGAGGAGTCCGGTGCCGAGACGGTCTACACGCAAGACCAGATCATGCACTTGCGATGGCTGAGCGACGACGGCGTGAACGGCATGGTGCCGATTGAGTTGGCACGCGACGCCATCGGGCTTGCCCGTGCCTGCGAGATTCACGGGGCAGCCTTTTTTGGAAACGGAGCCCGCCCCGGAGTTGTCCTCAGCACCGACAACACGATCTCTGCCGAGGCGGCAGAGATGCTGCGAAACAACTGGGAGCGGATGCACCGAGGGGCGGAACGCAGCAACCGGACAGCGGTGCTGACAGGTGGCCTGAAGCCGGTGGAACTTGGCGGCAACAACCAAGAGGCTCAGTTCCTAGAGGCTCGCCGCTTCCAAGTGGAAGAGATTTGCCGACTCTATCGGATGCCGCCACATCTCGTAGGCGACCTGACTCGCTCGTCGTTCACCAACATCGAGCAGCAGTCCATCGACTTCGTTCAGCACACCCCTGCTCCCCTGGCTGCGACGGTTCGAGACAGCCATTGCCCGCGACCTGATCACCGACTCCTCCTATTTTGCGGAGTTCGATACTCGTGGCCTGCTGCGAGGTGATGCAGCCGCACGGGCATCGTACTATCAGACGCTCTGGAATCTTGGCGTCGCCTCAATCAACGAGATTCGCCGCTGGGAGAACCTTGACCCGGTGGACGGCGGCGACACCCGCTTCGTGCAACTCAACATGCAGACGCTCGACCAAGCCAACGCTGGCGGCGTTGAGATGCCACCGGAGGAAGAGCCTGCCAACCCGGTTTCTTACGTTGACGAGTTCATGGCATCGCGTTCGATGACCATCAGCATTGACTTTGACCGAACCTTCACGGCTAACCCTTCTATGTGGGGCCAGTTCGCAAAGCAGTCAGCAGAGGCAGGCAATCGAGTCGTGATGGTTTCACGACGGCCAAACACGCCTGACGATCAAGCAGAAGTAGAAGGCACACTTGGCGAATACAAAGACGCCTTCAGCGATGTCTTGCTTGTGGGCGACACGATGAAAAGACGAGGCGGCGAAGGCTGCTGGCATCAACGTTGACATCTGGATAGACGATTCCCCGCAGTTCATCCGCAGCGAAAGCAGGGCCGCACCGGACTCAATCAGCGTTGGCGACTTCGTGTCGTGGGGCAGCGGAGACGGCAGGGCGAGAGGAAAGATTGTCCGCATCGTTCGTGACGGCGAGATCAACGTGCCTGACTCTTCGTTCACGATC